AACTTCTTAAAATGGCGAAAGACCTTTTATTGGAAGATTATGTTTCCAGTAAAGAACGCCTAATCAATGAATGGCAAGTGAAGGTAGAGTCCGCTAAACTAAACGGACAAGCAATACCAGATCATCCTGCCTTTCCAACTTATCCCTCAGAAAATGAAATCATAGCCAAGGCACAAGCCTTGAACGGGTTCGTTTCTAATATCACAGCAGAAAAATCACAGAGCAAAAAATCTGCCTGACGGGAACGAGAGTGCTTCGGCACTCTCCTAACTTATAGGAGAAATAATGCGTTACATCACACTATTACTTTGTAGTATATTTGCAGCATTTGTTGTTTATATTGGACATGCAGCAGCACAAATAAAAGTGCCGATTGAACCGAGAGTTCAACTACAAGATTTATCACCCGATGCAAGGGCTGAAGTTGAGTGCCTTGCACAAAACATGTATTTTGAAGCAGGATTAGAACCAAGACTTGGCCAAATTGCCGTAGCATTTGTTACACACAATCGAATGCAGTCTGGTGTGTTTCCAAATACCTATTGTGGTGTTGTAAAACAAAAAGTTGGCACTGTTTGCCAATTCTCATGGGTATGTGAGAATCGTCCTAAGGATATGATGAGAAAAGGACTCTTGACACCAGAGAGCAATTCGTTGTATAATAGTGTAACTGAGTTAGCATTGGCGTTTTATCTTTATACTGAGAAGTTTAAAGACCCAACAAAAGGCGCTTTGTTCTTTCATGCAGACTACGTAAAACCGGGTTGGAATAATATGAGATATACTACACAAATAGGTAGACATTTATTCTACAATAAGGCAAAGAAAAATTCATGAGTATTTTATCAAGCAAAAAGGAGAAGATGATGGAAAAAGGATTGAGTAGTATAACCACAGTTTCAGTTACTTTGGTTTTACTTTCAATCGTTGCTGCGGCATGTATCTACGGTTTAAACGACCGTAAACTGATGGCAGCAAATATTGAAAACGCTATTGCAAAAGGTATTGACCCATTGACTGTACGGTGTTCATATGCCAAGAGTGATGATATTGTTTGTATTGCACACGCTGCTAATCGTAAATAAAGGGAGATTATATTATGAGTTACAATAGTGATGAACATTCGTTTACATTCCGCTTTCATTCTGCTGAAGGTGAACGAGATTTAGAGATGAACTGTAACGCCTTGTATGTTGGTGATATTCTTTCTTTTATGAGAGACTTTTTGCAGGGATGTGGTTATGAAATTGATGGTACGATTGAAGTTGTACCATTTGAAGAAGAAATTTTTGAAGATAAGTTTTCTATGGATCACTTGCCTAACAATGGATGGCCTTTTGGTTTAGGTCAGCCTGTGCAATCTTTGACTACTGCTGATATCCAACCATTAACAACTGCACAGATTCAATCTTTGGTTGGAGAGCAAACTTTGTCTGCATCACCCGCAGGCATGGCAGCATCGTGGTCGGCAGAATTGCCAAGTAGCACAGGCAGCAAAATTAGAGTTCAATTCTGATGCCAACAAAAGATGAAATGCTGAAGTTCTCTTTGCAGATAGAACGGCTGGTGGCCAATACAGATTACACATATCTTGAGGCCATCACCGAACACTGTAAAGAAACTGGTTTGGAGTTAGAGGTTGCTGCTTCACTCATTACACCAAATCTTAAAGCAAAAATTCATGAACAAGCAGAACGTTTGAATATGTTGAAAGTGAAAGGCAATCGTTTACCGATATGACAGGATATGAAGCATTCTGTATATACACTTCTCTTAAACTCCACTTTAATTCAGATTCTTACGATTACTTTAAGTACAATGGTAAGGTAAGCACAAGCATTGGTGCATTTGAGAATCGTAAAGATAAGTGGCACTTTTATAAACTCAGTCGGAGATTCACAAATGTTGACATATGCCGTGATTATATTGTTGCTAATTTGGTGCATAACCATGATGTCTGGATAGGCCATCTTCTGACCAATGATGCAGACATTGAGTATCGTAAACGACAGAAGATTGTACAGTCATTGACCTACACATTCACAAACGAAATTGAATCATTAATAAGTCAGGAGAATCCAAATGACTCATTAATGGTACAGGATGGTGAGTATCCAGAATTACTACAGAAACTTTTGCATGATGAAATTTCGCTGGAATCAATTTGTATACTGAATAAGATACTTAACTTCTTACCGTTATGGGATAAGAAAATCAGTGACACGATTCATTATCCTAATGTCAGTCGAAAAATAAAGAAATACACACCGTTCATACCATTCGAACCAACAAAATACAAACTAATACTCAAAAAGGAATACGATGCGAATACAGAAAATATATCTTGATATGGATGGTGTATTGTCTGATTTCAATAAAAGATATAAAGAAGTCTTCAAAGAAAAAGCGGCAAGCAGCCGTGAACGTGGTGAGAAACATGATGATAAATGGAATCAGTTCGTAGACGGCAAAAACTTTGAAACACTGGATTGGTATCCGGGTGGTAAAGAACTATTGAAGTACATTATCTCACTTGATATACCTGTAGAGATACTTTCTTCTTCTGGGGGCCGTATGCATCATGAAGAGGTGAAGCGGCAGAAAAAGGTTTGGTTGAAACGTCATCACATCGACTTTACAGCCAATATCGTACCTGGTCGTCATTTAAAAGCAAACTATGCCAAATCTGATATTATACTTATTGATGATACCCAAGATGTCATTGATGACTTTAATATGGCAGGCGGCATAGGCATTCTTCATAAAGAAACGGCTAAAACGATAAAAATTGTGCAATCTGTTCTTGACGACACATATATACAAGTATATAATGAAACACGTGGACAAGACGCACATACATTTTAACAACTAACTTATACGAGGTAAATTATGTCAGACTTTTCTAGTCTCAAACGCAATCGCAATTCGTTCGATAAACTCACCAAAGCGATTGAATCAATCAATACGCCCGCCGAAGGTTCCAAAGAAGATGATCGCTTCTGGCAACCCGAAGTAGACAAAGCAGGTAATGGTATGGCAATTATTCGTTTTTTGCCAGCACCAGCAGTAGATGGTGATGATGCACTTCCTTGGGTTCGTGTCTTCAATCATGGTTTTCAAGGTCCAGGTGGATGGTACATTGAAAATTCTTTGACTACTTTGAATCAGAAAGACCCAGTATCAGAATACAACTCTGTATTGTGGAACTCTGGTATTGAAGCAAACAAAGAAATCGCACGTAAGCAAAAACGTCGCCTTACATACATTTCAAATGTGCTTATCGTTTCTGATCCCAAGAATCCGGAAAACGAAGGTCAAATCAAACTGTACAAGTTTGGTAAGAAAATCTTCGACAAACTGACAGAGGCAATGAATCCTCAGTTTGAAGATGAGAAGGCAATTAATCCATTTGACTTCTGGGATGGTGCAAACTTCAAAATCAAGATTCGTCAAGTTGAAGGTTATCGCAACTACGACAAGTCTGAGTTTGAATCTTCTTCAGCATTGTTTGATGGTGATGATGCAAAACTTGAAGCACTATGGAAAAAAGAATACTCACTCAAAGAGTTTCTTGATCCTAAACACTTCAAGTCATATGATGTGTTGAAGGCAAAACTTGATAAAGTTCTTGGTCTTGATGGTGCCGCACCTGTGTCTAAGACAAAGGCTGAAGACTTTACACCACGCTCTTCACCCGACATTGAAGATGAAGAACTTGATTACTTCAAGTCTCTAGCAGAAGATTAAACTGCAACGCCACCTTCGGGTGGCGTTTTTTTATGCTGGCACTGCAACGTTTGTTCGTTTCGTTTCTGCTACAACGTTGTTTGTTGTACGTGCGTTAATGTAAGTTGGATTCTGCGGTTTGGATTGTTCTCTTTGTTCTTTTGATAGTTCAGATGAAGATTTTCCTATATCATAATCTGGCGCCTGTTTTCCTGTTGCCAAGTCAACGGGTTTTCCAGATTTGTTTGGAACAATGTCACCATCAGGTGTGGGTAGACTTTTCAAAGGAGTTACGTGCCAATCTTCTCTCTTAGAAGGATCTTTTCCCTGTTTTATTAGGAAAGAGGATGTGACTGGTCTTGTAAGCCCGAATTTTTCTAACCAACCTTTAGGGTTGTCAACGTCACCCGCTAACGTTCCAAACATTTGACCTTTTGCTTGAATATCAATAGCAGTACCACCTGTGTGTGGTGATCCCGCACCAGATGTACCATCAGCACCTTTTAGTGGTGCAGCAGGTCGAGCAACGACACCTCCTTTTTTACCAGATGCAATCCATTTGTCGTAGAGTTCTTTTTGTTCTTGATTTGAACGATATGCTGAGTTGATAAGAAGTTTTTGTCCTGTTTCTTTTGTGTATGCTGTTGCCATTTGCACCAAAAGTTTTTCAAATTCAGGCTTCAATCCAGAATAATCAATAGGAGTAAATTTTGGTGAATTGTCTTTAACAACCGATTGCAAACTGACCGATGAAGATGGTTCTTTTGCTGGCTCGGGCAAAGGTGCCATTGTTCCATCTGACGGTGGAACTTTATTTACGTCAATTTTAGGTTCTTCTTTTTTCGGTGCAGGAGTTGGTGTTACGGGTCTTTCTTCAATCGGAGGTAATTTTTTTTCTTCTTTTCTGAATAAACGTTCCAGAAAAGGTTTCTTTTTTTCTTCTTCAAGTCTTCTTTGTGCCTCTTTTTCAGCTTCTTCTTTTTGTTTTTTCTTCTTCTCTTCTTCTAGTTTTTGTTTTTCTTTTGCTAGGTTATCTTTTTTTTCCGTTAAATCTTTATCTTCCCGATCAAGTTTTGAATACTCTTCTTCCAACTCTTTCGATTTTTTTACTAGAATTTCTCTTGTTGTTCGTCTTTCTTCCAGTTTGTCAACATCGACACCAAGAACATCTATGGCAAACACCCTTCCTAATTGTTGAAGTCTTGGAGATAACCATTCTACAGCCATTTCAATATATTTTCCAATACCCTTAATCATTTCTTTATAAAAAGAACCTGCTTGCATAATATAATTACCAACTTGTTCTTCACTGATTAAACCGAAACTCAAAAAACTCAAATACTTTTTGAAGGAAGATTCAAATAAATTTAGCCAATCAGTGTTTTCGTATAACGATTTTATCCCATCAGATATAAAACCTATTCCTTCTTTTACTTTCGAAATTAAGTCTTCAACATATGGAGTTATGATTTCAGTTACTTTGTATACGATATATCCAATTGAAAGTAGAGTTCCAATAAACAAGAGTTTAATTAATGTAACTAATTTGTCTAATATTCCGGCCAAAAAAGTTCTCTTTTTTTCTTTACCGTATTTTTTAACTTTAATATTGGCAACTTTTATTTCTTTTGATTCGGAAAGTGATTTGGTTAAATCAGATATTTGTCCACCAACGGCAGGTTGAATGTTATGTAACTTTACAAATCTAGAGAAAGTATTGCTAAGTGATCTTAGTTGTTTTGCCATTGATGGAAACAACAAAGTTTCTTTGGCGACAATACGCATCGCTGCTATACCTTTTGGTGTAGCAGTATCTTTTACTACTTTACTTTCTGGATTTGTTTTATTAAAAAGTTTATCAAACATTAGGTTGTTCTATTTGCCAATGCTTCTGTTGGGTCTGTTTTTTCTACTGACGCTACGTTTTGATTATTTGTTTTCTTGATGTTATTTGTTTTACTTGCGTCAGCTACATTCACATCTTTAGGCTTCATTTGTTCTCTTTGATTTTGAGCTAATTGTTTCGATTCTTCACCAATATATTTTCCAGCAGATGCAACTTTTGTTGATGATAAAATTGATGCTAATGCTACCGAACCTTGTTTGTCGTTAGCAGCACCAGAACGAATTAAACTTACTGTTGCCGGCGCTCTGTCTCCAACTTGTTTGTACCATTTACTTGCTTTAAATTCATCGGCAGCTTCTTTAAATTTACCTTCTTTAAGTAAACCAGCAGCAATTTTAAATTTTTTGTACCAATATCCGCCCATGTTATAGGTTAAATCAATCAAACCTGCTTTACCTGCTTCGTTTGCTATATCCCAACCGGGTGCTTTTTTAGCAAGGTCTAAATGTTCTTTAAAATCTTTTTCAAATAATTCACGAACTTCTTGATTTGAAAATTCTCTGTCCCATTCTTTAGGTAAAGTTTTTCCGTCACCAATCAAGTGTCCAACACCAACTGTCCACAGCCCACGTGAATCTTTGTAGGGCTTATTTTTCCATCCTTCATTTGCGATTACCATTTGTTTAATGGCTTCATATTCGCCGCTTGTTGCTGATGGTTTAGAAGTTGTTGGTGTTATCGCTGGCGTTGGTTTTGTTGCTGCTTTAATCTCTTCTTTTTTTGTTGCTGGTTTAACTACAGGTTCGGTTTTAACTTTCTTTGAAATTTTTCTTTCATCATCACCAGCATCACCTATGCCTTCAAATTGTTCTGTTCGTTCTTTTTCCAGTGCAACTAATTTTTGTTCTTCTTTTGCCTTTTCTATTTTAGCTTCTTGCAAACGAGCCTTTTCTGGACCTTCGGTCATCTCAGTTATACTATATTCCAAAACCGAAATTTCAACTTTTAATTGTGCAATTCTTGTTTTTTTTCTTTCAATAGATTCACTCATCTGTTCAAAATACTTGCCGTATTTTTCAAACATTTCAGCATCATCTTTCAAACGTTTTTCATTTAACTCTTCAAAAGAGGATTTGTAATCTTCGGGTCTAGACTGTGTTGTAAATAAAGACTTTGCTTTACTAATGATGAATGTGGCAAAACTAGTAACCTTTTCTTCAACAAATTTGATGGCACTGTCAATAGTATTAAATACTTTCATTGCCATCGTGTCTATCCATTCGACAAAAGAGTCCTTAAAGTTTTTTATATTGTCTTGACCAAATATACCAAACGTAAGAGAATCAATTACACTTACAATAAATTTGTCAATAAAATCTTCACCTTTTACAAATGCTTCCCATGTTTCTTTTATGGGTTCCCATAAAATCAAACCAATTAAAACAGCACCGGCGACAATAGGCAAAAATGGACCTGACCAAACTGACGCCAGTATTGAAACAGATGCTCTTTGAATTAACTTAGTTAAACCTTTTTGCATAAAACGTTTAATGGCATTTGTAAACATCTCAATTAGAGGTTTCATTATTTTTGATGTGTTCTTTTTAAACCACTCCAGAAACATCTTTTTAATGTTTAATTTACCTAATAAATTTTTCAAGCCAGACATTACTTTTCGTTTAAAACGAATTAACTTACGAATGGCTGTTAATTTTCTATAACGTTTTAATACTGCTGCTGTTAGATTTCGTTCAAACTTTCTTGATACTTTATATCCAATAAACGCTGCAACTAAAGTTTTTGCCCAGCCTTTGTTGCCACTTGTGCCGTCTTTTGCACCTGGAGATATTTTTGAACCAACATATTTTTCACGTAGAACATTGAATTTTTTTGCACGTTCATCATCTTTGAGAAGATGCATATCAGGTGTGCCTTTAACCTTCACACCTTCCATTGCTAAGTAGCGTGAGAAATTTAACTTGACTAGTTTCAGCTCTTCTGCCATTTTACCTATGGCAAGATAATTAATTGCTGTTTTTTTAAGCGCACCAACTACTGGTGATGGGGATGATTTGTTTAAGTCACCCTTGTCTATTGTAAGACCAAGAAGATCGGATAACATTATGGCACAGCGTAATAAGAGTTAATAAATTCACTGTTATATGCGCCAGCAGTTTCTTTAGGTTTTTTACCTGTGCTTGTTGAACTGTTGTTCACCGTTCCAGCATCAACATACACTCCAGCATCAGCAGCCGAATCCATTCTTTGTCCTTCAGCAACTTCAGATGATGTTGATGATAATGCAGCACCCGAAGTCGTTGGGGAAGATGCTGCTGGTGAAGGGGATGATTCTGAAGGTGTAACAGAACTTGCTGTACTAGGTGCGCCAGACATTCCTGTTGCACCACTGGCACTTTTTGCCTCAGTAGAACCAGCATCAGTGGTAGTACCAACTGCACCAGTTGATGTTGCAGCTTTAACTTGTTCTGGAGAAGTTTCTTTACTTCTTATTACTTTTAAAATTTTATCAGGATTACCACCTTCGTCAGCAATTGCTTGTCTTACTGCTTGTTCGGATATTTCAAAGTTTGTGCCTACTCTTGAAAATCCAGTTTTAGAATTTGGGTCTATTTGTACAAAGGCTTTTTTTCTTAGAAACTCTATTGCTGCTTCTTTATTTGTTTCGGCTTTTGTTGCTAAAGATTCTTTAGACGCTGTTCCAGTTTTACCTTTTTCTTTTGTGGGTTTACCTGCTGATGCATCTGATGAAACTACGTTGCCCGCAGCATCATAAGTTGTTTCTCCTAGTGCTGTTTTTCCTTTGCCCAAATCTTCTTTTGGTGGCGGCACCGGTGCAGTTGCACCGGTTGGCTGCACAGTAACACTTTCTTTTTTCTTATCGAATGGTCTGAAACCAGGAACTTGAATATCTGAAAAACCCAATCCAATTTTTTTCAGAAGATCACCAACACCAGGTATATCATTTATTTTTGAAAGTGGTATCGTAAACGGATCCCAACCAACATTATCTTTAAGCCAACTAACAATTTTATTAAATGTCTCACCCATAACATCAATCATTGGTGCTAGATATTCCGACAGACTATCTAAAGACTTACGTAACTCTTTTTCACCAAATAAACCCGCAGTGATAAAATCTAGAAATTTACCAACGCCTTTAATTAGAGTTTCTTTTACTATATCTGTTTCTGTTATTTTTTGCCAACCTTCTTTAATTGTTTCAAATAATCCTTCAATCAATGGTAATGGATTTAATTTGTCTGCAATGTCAGACATTAACTTGCCAAGATCGAAAACTTTAAGAAATGCCATACCCAAACCAATAAACAAACCACCCAAAATACTTTTAATCAGATCCCAAAGAAAACTGAGAATACCTTCTTCTTCACCACCTTTTTCCATTCTTTCTTTTTTGGCTTTACCTTCTCTTTCTTGAATTGGCGCAGTTTCTTGTTTACGTGCTGCTTCTAATTCTGCCTCACGTTGATCTTCTGACTTAAAGAATTTGTCTGCTTTTGTAAGAGCTTCTGCATTTTTTAGTTTTACCAACTTGACGATATTTTGACGAAGCACATTCATGTCTCTTGCCATACCAGGCAAAGCAAGAGAGTTTTTAGCAATGATGTTTAGAAAAGGTATGATATCTTCACTGATTGAACCTTCTGATGGATTGCCCACCTTAGTTGGTGAAGTTGAACTTTTTCTTTTTTTGGAAAAGATAGACTCAGCTAGGCTTTTACCTCTACCTATCGTTCTTTTCATATCAGCGAAACTTATATAACCAAGTTCTTTCGCTAAGTCTTCAAACGTTTTATTTGCCATTATCGTTTTTGTTTTTGTGCGTTAATACGTTCTTTTTCTTCTTCCAAATAATTAACTAACAGACTAATGTAGATGTTTCTTTCCCAAGGTAGCATTTCTTCTAGTTCGGTCAAACTATACTTGTGATGCTGCATCATTGCAAAATTTGTCTGATAATAATTAGCTAAAGTGTCATAACGAAATATTAGGCGAAAAAATTTTGGAGTCCTTTAACCACCATGTCCTCCTTATACCCACACTTTGGACAATCAAATTCAAAATCTTTTTTAATTTCAGGCATCGTGTCAAAGAACATACGAATTTTTTCTAAATCTTTTTGTTGCATAGAATCTACAAACTCTTCCAATTCTTTACGAGAAGAGTCTTTGGCATAGTATACTTGATCATCGTCGTAGAGATAATCAATACAGTCAACCAAAATATTAACCATAATATCATTCTCTTCCATTTGTTCATATTTTTGAACCATCTCAAAAGTCGGATACTTTAAACAGATGCCAATTTTATCATTCAACATAAACTTATTTGAATGTTCATTATGTTTTGTTGGCTGAATTTCTAAGAGATTGACATTAAATTCTACAGTACCGTTACAAACAGTGTCTTCACCTTTGTCATTTTTTACCGTGTTGTTACATTTGTATTTTAAATTTACAACTTCTTCTACCGATCTTGCACGTAGATTCATGAACAGATATTCAAGATCAAATGTGGGCAACGAATCAATATCAATATCATCTAGTACACAGTTCTTTAGAACTTGCTTAATTGTATTAATTGTTTCTTTGGAATCTTCTGATTCTGCTGCCATTAAAAAAAGTTTCTGTTCTTTGACCAAAAATGGTCGAATTCGAACTTCTTTTCCTGTCGAAATCAAATTTACAGAATAAAGTGGTACATCAAGTTTTGGTAACATAATTTCCTCTCAAATTATTAAAATAAACTTCTTCCAATTGTCGAAATGGCTCCAGCACCAAGTGTTGTAAGAGTTTGACCAATATCAAAACTACCTTCATAAATTGGGCGATATTTTTGATACGCAAAACTTATTGACAGTCGATGAAATCCATCATCACCCCAATTCAATGCTTGTGGGGCAATACCTACTGGAAATGCATCAATTAGTTCGACGGCAAAAATTTGACGAACTAAATCATCATATTGTATAATTTTTATGTTTGTCAAATATCTCGATGCATTACTTTTTGGAAATCTGATATTGTTTGTGTCTGATGGAATAATTGCCTCCATCCAACGATCAAACAATTTGCGTTCATAAAAATCGTTTGTACAAATAAAGGTAAAATTTGTATCTGAATACTGCATACGATAAGGCACTTTAAATGATGGACCATAGATTCGTACATCAGCAGTTTCTAATGTTCTGCCTGGCAGTTCTGCTGCTTCGCATTGAAGTGCCAAGTATCTAGACACAGTTGGATTTGCACCATTGCTGCCATTACCAGTGCCTAGAGCCTGATTGATTGCGCTTGAAACATCACTAAAAATTGAATTCGGAAAATTGAGAATTTTTTCTAATACAGAGTTTCCAACTGCTTGAGCAATGTATGCCGGCAAAGGTATAATAACTTCAAAACGACAAGGGCGTGCGGGACCGCCCTTTGCATTCATATTCGACAAAAATAGATTAGGTGAAAACGACATTAAAATTTATCCTCTGATTCTGACCAGACTTTGCTGGCAGTTGCTTTTGCAAATGATTCTACTGGTAACATGACGGCAATATCCCACTCATCTGCTGTTATTTCAAGAAAACGAGACTGCACATGTCCAGACAAGTATCGTTTGATACACGGCGTGGCTTCATAAATTTTAGATGCTCGTTTTAAAAAATCATAACTAATTCTGAATCTTGTACTCTCATCATATCGATGATCCGTTAAGATTGTGCTTAACTTGTCGAGAAGAATGATTCGTCGCTTTGGGTGAATGTAATGTAGATTCAACCCTAGAAAGCCGTCTGAGTATCGTTCTATTGGAATAACCAATGGGAACCTATCGTAATATGGCAACGAATCTTTCGTCTTTGGATCATAATAATAAAAGTACATACGACCTATGATAGACTGATTTTTTAATCGTTCACGGTCACTCATCAATTGGCCTTTGGTAGGTCTGAGTGCCGGAACTTTGGATTTTAACCAGGCACGTGCTTCACGTGACCGTGGTGCATATCCTGATTTTGCAAGGGATTCCTTGATTCTATCAATAAGTCGTTTCGCCATCTTATATTTATCTGATACCTAAGTGTCTTTCAGTCAAAATTAGAAATTGCCAGCCATGGTCTTTGCAAAATTCAGTAGCGGCGTACCACTTTGCTTTGTTGACTTCGTAAGTAATCGCTTCTTGTAGAAACGTCTTAGTCTTGCGCTTCTGTGTGGGTGGTTGAGTTTGTTTTTCAGGCTTGACTTCTATGACATAGGTCATTACGGTACCGTCTGCTTTACGCATCTTGGCGATAAAGTCTGGAAAGTAACGATGCTTTTTTCTGTCAACCGGACTGAGATAGGGTATAGGAAGTTCTTCCGAACCCCACCAAATGACGTTCGGATTCTCATCTAAATAATTCATTACCTTTATTTCCCAAGTAGACCTGTAGATGATGTTGTTTGCATCACCCTTGTACTTTTGTGGGTTTTTCGGTCTAAACTTTCCTTTATTTGACATAAATACTATCTAGTCAACAAATAGGAATTTCTTATGCCATTTTTCGGTCTGTCAGATATCACGATAAAACAAGAAGGCACACGTGGACCTCTTAGTTCATTGTTTGAAAATGCTAACAAAAAAAATCTTTTTCGTTATCCAGCCGATGTTGGTAATTATGATAAAGCACACTACATGGTTATTCATGTATTCAAACAGAAAAGTTCAAAATATAGTGGTGTTCAATCGTCAGGTGATATACCAACTTCTTTTACAAATACTGGTGGAAAAACTATACCGTCTTTACCCAATATTAAAGAAAAATTTTCGGGTGCAATTAATGGTGGCGTAGACAAGGCTTTCAATTCAATTAATCAAGCATTGGGTGGAAAACTTAGTTTTTTTAAACCAGCAGGTTCTTCATTTAGTTCTGCAAGAGAAGCACAAAACACAAACAACTCTTCCTACATTCAAAGTGTTGAAAAAATAAAAAGAACAGCACTAATTGACACTACAGTTCAAACAAGTGACTCAATTGCACTTTACATGCCAGACACGGTGCAATTCACATATTCACAAAACTATGAAAGTTTAGAGTTAGGTAAAGAACTTGCTGGACAAGCATTTGCAACAGGTTCTTCTCTTTTTGAAAAAATGAAATCAGGAGAGGATTCTAATCTTGGTGGTACAATTAAAGCAGCACTTGCTGCTACAACAGCAAAAGGTGCTGGTGCTTTATTTGGAGCTGAACAAACAACAAAAGTAGGTTTGTTTTTAGGTACGGGTGGTGCAGTTGTTAACCCAAGAATGGAAATTTTATATACATCACCAAATTTTCGTGAGTTTACTTTTGAATTCATGTTCTATCCACGTGATGAAAGAGAAGCTTTAGAAGTTCAAAACATTATAGAAACTTTAAGATTTCATCAAGCGCCAGAATTGGATGATTCATCAAACGGCCTATTATTAATTGCACCATCAGAGTTTGAAGTTGAATTTTTTTATGCGGGCAAAATTAATCCAAACGTACCCCAAATGACTCGTTGTATTTTACAAAATATATCTGTAAACTATGCGCCCAATGGTTGGTCAACATATGAGATGCCATCGGAGTTAAGCCCTGCTTTGGGTAGAACAGGTATGCCTTCAGCAATTCAAATGACACTTGATTTTAAAGAGACTCAGTTTCTTACTAAAAGAGACTTCAGATCAAAGACTGGTGGACAAAGACCAGATGTAGAAGGAATGAAAAAGAATATTTTTGCAAATCCTAAGAGACCCTAAGAGATAAAAAATGGCAAAATATTTTAATTATTTCCCAACGACATTTTATAGTAATTCAAACACATCGATAGAACTCGATACGGTAACAAATATTATTGCTCGTTTTGCTTTTGAAAATTCACTAAAAGAAAACAGTTCTATTTTTTATCCATATGATATTCAGGATGGTGATACACCAGAAATAATTGCAAATAAGTATTATGGTTCACCAGAAAAGCATTGGATAGTTTTATTGTTTAACGATATTATTGATCCTCAGTATGATTGGCCACTAGATCAAAGAACATTTGTTAGTTATGTTAATGACAAATATTCAGCAAACGGTGCTGCAAATACTACCGTACAAAGTGGCATAGTTTGGGCGCAAAGTACGAACAATGTAAAAAGTTATTTCAAAACAATTTCAAGAGTAAGTTCTGACCCAACAAAAGATACGATTACGGAAAAAATAGAAATAGATGCTAACTCATATGCTAATGTTATAGTATCCTCAACCGAATATACTTTGGCAAATGGCAAAAAAATTACAGAAACCATTTCAAAATCAAAACAAACATATTATGAATATGAGTTGGAATTAAATGAATCTAAAAGGGAAATCAAATTACTAAGGTCGGAGTTTGTTACACAATCTCGTTCTTTCTATCAAACAGGTTTGATGGATGAGTTAATTAGAGTGCTTAATGAATAATGAGTAAACAAGTTTCTGCATCTTCTAAGTTTGTTGTAAATGAACTTGCTATAATTACTAAAGCAGGCAAGTTTGATATATCCAAAATTTATGAAGAAATAAACATCTTTGATGCCCTTCTAGTTCCAATAGTTACCGGTTCAGTTTTAATAGTTGACTCTGTTGGTCTTTCTTCTGCCCTCTTGTTTGATGGTTCAGAATCTATTTTAATTGATTTAGCAAAATCTTCTGATAATGATAGTTTAAAGTTTAAAAAGGCCTTTAGAATTTTTAAACAAAGCAACAGAATGAGTGTTAATGAAACTACAGAAACTTATGTTCTTCATTTTGTTTCTGATGAATTAATGTATTCCGATCAACAGTTGGTAAATCAATCATTTAATTCTTCATATTCAAAAATAGTTGAAGTAATACTTACAAATTATTTAAAGACACCGGCAAACAAATTAAAAGGTCTTTTTGAAGAGACTACAGGAATTCGTGACATTGTAATACCAAACTTAAAACCTTTAGATGCAATTGAATGGTGTGCAAAACGAGCAATCGATGAAAAAAGATCGCCCAATTATGTGTTTTTTGAAAATAATTTGGGATACAATTTCGCATCATTATCAAGTTTGTTGAGTGCGCCATCTTTGTTTGATATTAAGTTTCCACCTAAAAATATACAAGAAACAGGAATTACCGATGATCTTTTGAGCCCCAAAGATTATGAAATAATTTCTCAAGTTGATAAAATTAAAACGACACGTTCGGGTGTGAACTCTGGCACTTTTATAGGATTCGATCCTATTACTAGAACGATTGGCGTTAAAAAGATTACCTATGAAGATCACTATTCTCAAATGAATCATGGTAACAAAAATCCTAATTATTTTGCTTCAGTCAATCGTGGTGGTACAGACGCATCACAAGCATACGACTCTAAAAAAACTGTAAGTCCTTTTGGTGCATTTAGAAGTGAGAGTAAGTATATAAAAAAATACGACCCCACTTCAATTTCAAAAGTTGAAACACAAGAAGACTTTGTGTTTCAGAGAAAAGCCATATTTAATAATTTAATGAACAAAAGAATTAAACTGGTTATGGCTGGTAATTTTCAACTTACATCTGGTTTTAATTTGACATTAAATTTCCCTAGTTTTTCTATTCGTGAAAAGGGTGATGATAACAAAGATCGTTCTTTGAGTGGTAAGTATTTAATTGTTGCCACAAGACACATTATAGGTTATCAAAAACATGAAACCATTTTAGAATTGGCCACAACATCTAATGACTTACAATTTATTCCATCGGCAACATCAGCAGAGACAAGAGAAATAGAACAATATGGAACAATCTGAAGATAATAAAAATTTTGCTGGTAAAAACGGTTTTACTTGGTGGATTGGTATCGTTGAGAAAATTAACGATCCACTAAAACTGGGGCGATGTAGAGTTCGCTGTGTTGGTTGGCATACTGATAACAAATCTTTGTTACCTACTGATTCTTTGCCTTGGGCACAATCTGCTTTACCAACAAACAATACAAACACTTATTCACCACGTGAAGGTGATATGGTGTTTGGTTTTTTTGCTGATGGGGAAAATGCTCAAGAACCAATAATTTTAGGTGTATTGCCTAGTATACCAATTGTTGCCGCAAATTATCAACAGGGATTTAGTGACGCAAGAACATCCTCTGAATTGCAAAATTCACCAAGAACACCAGCATCAAAAACATATAGCACTGATGGTTCGGGTATCAAGATCACAGAAAAGTCTGCTGCTGAATCTTATCCACGAATATTAGATGAACCAACAACATCACGATTAGCACGTAATGATGAAAACATGAATAAAACTTTTATTCAGGAACGTAAAGATAATGTAGTTAAATCTATTCCCGTTGCTGAAACTAGTGCTTGGACAGAACCAACAACGCAATATGCTGCAAAGTATCCATACAACAATGTTACTGAAACTGAGTCTGGGCACATTATGGAATTTGATGATACTGTTGGTAAAGAACGTATTCATCTTGCACACCGTAATGGTTCATTTCAAGAATGGTTTCCGGCTGGTGATAAAGTAGAAAAGATTACTAAAGATAATTATGAAATTGTAATGGGCAATGACCGTGTGTACATTATGGGTAAGTGTTTTGTTACGGTGCAAGGAGATGCTGAAGTTTATGTAAAAGAAAACGCTTACGTCAAAGTAGACAAAAATGTTAAAATGACTGTTGGTAAAAATGTTGATGCCACAGTCAAGGGTGATGTTACTGCTACAGTTGATGGTAATCTGAATGGAACAATTAAAAAGAATGCTACACTGGCTGTAACTCAAAGACTGAGAGCTACATGTCAAACTTTAGATATTCAAGCAAGTGGTTCTGCAACAATTAAATCTGGCGGCACAATGACTATACAAGGATCAATAATTAGACTGAACTAAACATGAAACATGAATTTATTATTTTACTGAATGGTGAGTTGAAAACTTACGAACGTTGGGAAGACATACCCAAAAAGTTTGATGCTGTGATTAAATTTAATCCTTACATGCCACCGCCACCACATACAAAAGAAGATCATGAGGAAATAGAATCTTGGATGCCAAGATTTCAAGAGTTAATGAAAAGAGGAACACTGTAAGAGATGGCTTTATCGATATATGGCACACAGTTTAGAGTGATACCTGATGGTGAAACTGTAGAGTTCTCTCATGCTAAAACTTTGGTTGATATGGGACAACCAGTAAATGTTTCGTTTGTTAGTGCTATAGCGGATAAAGGACTATCGACACAAGGTGTAATAACTGGCGTTACGATGACAAATACGAGTTGCATTCTTACTGGCACTATATCACAGTTTTACATAACAACTTACACTCTGTCTGGAAAATATGGAGATGATCTAACAACAAGAGATGTCTATCAGGTAATTAATACAAATAATTATGATCCAAACGCATCTAGTTTTTATGGTTCGGAAGCAAAACCGACTGGTGACTTTCAAGTGACCACATATAATTCATATTCTGCATTAGTTGCAGCAAGAGCAACTTCAAGCACATCAACGACTGGCTGGAATAATATTGTGAAGTTTTATCCTGAAGATACGCCAGAAAAACTTGTAACTTATACTTTTACGGCGCAGGGAGAAATTGTAGAATTTACTCAAATGGTACATTTAATACCTACCAGACATTTCACCAGATTACAGTCACTTGTACAAGGAATAGCACCAGGTAGGGTTATACAAGATGCTTCAGGTAACGTTATAACACCAACTTATATTTCAGACCCACCTGGTTGGGTTGAACCAGCAGAATAGGAGAAAATTATGCCAGCAGCATGTAGAATTGGAGATATGGACATTACACATTGTTCAACACCATCAAGAGCCCAAGGTTCAACAAATGTTTTGGTAAACGGTATACCTTGGAGTTGTCAAGGGCATATTAACACACCACATCTAATACCAAATGATAATCCATGTTCAGTGCATGTGGCAGCAATTTCGTCTGGTTCCAGCACTGTAAGAGTTAATGGTAGAGGTGCTGGTCGTGTTGGTGATGGTATTGGGGGATGCACTGCCGTCGCATCTGGTTCACCAAATGTTTTTGCCGGTTGAATAAATAAACGATGTCAACAACAATTACATCAAACAACCCTTCAATAGTTTCTGAAAGAAGCTATAAAGATTTGGATTTAAATTTTACCCCACATCCTGTTAAAAAAGATGTGAATAAACACGTAAATGAACGTGCAATAATTAATTCAGTAAAAAACTTAGTATCCACTAACTTTTATGAAAGACCCTTTAGACCAGAGATAGGATCGGGCATCAGACAAATTTTATTTGAGTTGGTGGATTCAATTTCTGGCGCAGCATTAGAAAGACAAATTGTAGAAGTAATTCAAAATTTTGAGCCTAGAGTTGAAGTTGATAGTATTACAGCATCTCCTGCTCCAGATGATAATGGTTATTACGTAACAATGCAATTTTTCATTATAAATTTGCCAAATCCAATAACGATTAACTTCTTTTTAGAACGCATAAGATAAAATGACCGAACGTTTAAGAGTAACTGAACTTGATTTTGACCAGATAAAACAAAATCTAAAAACATATTTACAAGCACAATCAGAGTTTACAGATTACGACTTTGAGGGTTCGGGTTTGTCAGTTTTGCTTGATATTCTTGCTTATAATACACACTATCAGGCATATTACTTAAACATGATTGCCAATGAGGCCTTCATGGATACGGCTTTACTTAGAGACTCTGTAATTTCTCATGCTAAGGTTTTGGGTTACGTTCCTTATTCTCGTAAGGCACCCAGTGCAACAATTAATTTTACGGTAAATACTACTTCAAATGTTGCATCGACAATCACCATACCAAAAGGATTTAGATTTTTATCTAGTGAAATTGATGGCGTTAGTTATAGTTTTGTTACTTTAGAAGAAACGATTGTAACAAAGTCAAATACAAATTTTACATTTCCAAATTTAACAATACATGAGGGACAATTAGTAACTTATACTTACACCTACACTCAAGCAACTAATCCAAAACAAATCTTCACAATTTTGGATGATGGAGTAGATACTTCTACAATAACGGTGTCTGTTCAGCCATCTTCTACAAATACATCTTCTGAGGTTTATACACTAGCATCTGATGCATCAGAAACAACAACAACTTCTCCAGTTTTTTATATTCAAGAGGGAAAAAACAGAAGATACGATATCTATTTTGGTGATGATGTAATTGGAAAATCAATATCTGATGGTTCATTAGTTTCAATTTCTTATTTAATTACAAATGGAACTTTGGCTAATAAGGCAAATAATTTCGTTGCTACTGCATCTCTCGTTGATTCTTTAGGAAATTCTCAAACTAATTTTGTAATTGATCCAGTAAGTGAAGCTGCCGGCGGTGCCGAAAGAGAATCGGTAGACAATATTAAATTTGCCGCACCTCTGCAATTTACAACACAAAATCGTTTAGTAACTTTTTCGGACTACGAATCATATATTCAAAAAAATTATCCATCAATTGATTCTGTATCTGTATGGGGTGGTGAAGATGAATCGCCGCCAAAATTTGGAATTGCTTATATTTCATTAAAACCTAAAGAAGGTTACTATTTGTCTGATACAGAAAAACAGCGTATTATCGATGAAATTATTAAACCAAAGGCAATAGTTGCTATTCAAACTGTAATACGTGATCCTGAATTTTTATATTTGCTTGTTTCACCAACAGTAACTTATGATCCTAAAAAAACTGTTTTGACTCAGCAACAACTTAGAACAGCAATAAGAACATCAATTTTGTCTTACAAAGAAACTAACTTAGATAAATTTTCTTCACAGTTTATTTTATCAAAAGTTCAAGATGCGGTTGACTCTGTAGATATAAATTCAATTATAGGATCTAACATATCTGTTCGATTACAGAAAAGATTTGTGCCAACTTTAAATGCATCGACTCCTTATACGATTAATTTTAATTCACCTTTACGCAGAGGTACAATTGGTAACAAATTAACTTCAACAATTTTTACTGTTACAGATTCAAGTGGCATTAATCGTGAAGTGCAATTTGATGAAATACCACAATCGTTTTCAGGAATTTCTTCTATTCAAGTTACAAATCCTGGTGCAGGATTTACATCTTTACCTGTAGTAACAATTGATGGTGATGGAACTGGCGCAAATGCTTCAGCAACCATAGTAAATGGGCAAATACAAAGTATTGAAATTGTAAATCGTGGTATCGATTATACACGTGCCACTGTAAGCATTAGTGGTGGTGGGGGATATGGTGCAACAGCTTCGGCAGTCATCGATGGAAGAACTGGTACAATTCGCACGGTTTATTACGACTCATTTTCCCAAAGGCAAGTTGTTGATGAAAATGCTGGTGAAATTGACTATGATACGGGAACAATTAAAATTTTTAATATAAACATAAAAGACACTCAATCTGTTGATGGCGATGTTCGAATTTCAATTGAATCGGAAAAAGGCATTATAAGTACACAAAAAAATACTATTATAACTATAGATGAAGATGATCCAACATCAATTAGTACAACTTTAGAAACTGTATAATGTCAGTAGATTTAAAAACATCGATACTTGTTAGTCGTCAAGTTCCTGAATTTGTACGTGACGAATATCCAAAATTTATTTTATTTTTAGAAGCATATTATGAGTTTCTTGAGGCTCAGGCTAATACTACGCTCACATCAAACAATCTAGTCACAACGGCAAAAACGTTAAGAAACATTAGAGATGTTGATGATTCTTTAGACAGATTCGAAAAAAGTTTTTATAATACTTATGGTGCGCTAGTTCCACTTGAAGTACAGTCAAACAAAGCACTTCTTTTCAAACATCTTCTTCCCCTTTATAGAACAAAGGGTTCTGAAAATTCATTTAAACTTTTGTTTCAACTTGTCTTTGGTGAAGACATTGACGTTATTTTACCGAAAAATAATGTTCTTCGTGCATCAGCTAGTAACTGGCAAATAGATAATCGTTTAAGAATTAATCCTGATATCTCAAGTCGTTATGTTGGAAATGGAACAAACAAGACATTTTACTTGGCACAAAAATCTGGAAAAGATGAGATAAGTGTTTATGTAAATGATGTGCTTAAAATTCCAGATGTTGATTATTTTATTAATAAAGAATACCGTCAACTAAATTTTGTTGTTGCTCCCGCTAACGGATCAATAATCAATGTAAATTATGACAATTTTGATATAGATTTATTAAACAATCGCAAAGTTACCGGCATTACTTCAAAGGCGTCTGCTATTATCGAAACGGCAAGCCGAAGAATCATCTCTGATACTCTGAATCTTGGTTTACCTATTGAACTTTTAATTAATGTAAAGTCGCTCAGAGGCAATTTTTTAAATGGTGAAATAGTTACGATACCAATCAATGATGAAACAAATAACATTTCGATTGATATTCGTGCTTCAACATTTTCTATTGTTAGACAATTTAATTTAATTAATGCTGGAAATAACTATAGTGTTGGTGATTCAGTTTTCGTGTTTGGTGGTAATGCATCAGTCAATGCCTTTGGCACAGTCGAAAGAGTCATTACTGGAGAAATTGATACCATAAGTGTTGTTCACGGTGGTGCTGTATTTTCAAACGCATCACCTATTTCTGTATACGGTAACAGTTCATTCACAACAATGACTGTTGTTGTTGATAACATTGACACATCTGGCGCCAATGCAGCCAATTCATTTAAAGTATCTCCAGACGTAATATCAAATTTAAGTTTAAATGTTGGTGGCACCGTTTACGTAAACAGTTCGAATTTTGGTGCAGTGTTTGCAAAATCAAACATAAGTGCCGCCAATTCGATTGCTAATGCTTTTAACTATGTTACACTCACTGTAGGTCCGATAAGTAACGTTAAAATTCTTTCTTCTACTGTACCACTTACAGAAAAAAATTCAACATTTTTAGATGCTGCTGGCGCACAGTATGCAGCAAATGCTCCGTTTCGTTATTCAAAAAGTCTGAAGTCAATTGGTCGTTACAAAATTAACGATGGTGGATTGAATTATCAAATTGGAGATGAAGTTATTTTTAATGCCAATCCACCAGGCACATATGGTCAAATGGCGGCGGCTGTTGTTGGTAAAATTTCAGTGGGTGGAGCAATTCAGAGAATTGATTCTGCTAATAGTAGAATTCGTGGTGTGGGTGCAGTTACGGCAGCATGTAATGAAATTACCGGCACAGGAACTTTCTTTACACAAGATTTAAAAGGTGGCGATCTTGTAGATATTAACAATGAGTCTAGAATTGTTTCTTCTATCACAAGCGACACTATTGCTACAGTTTCATCAGTATTTACGTACTCAGCATCAAACAAAAAAATTGGTGTGTATGATCGTTGGCCACTTGGTGGTTATGGTTACACACAAGGTAAGTTTCCTACGATTTCAGTTAGTTCTAATACAGGTTCGGGTGCGAATATTCAAATTGATTCGCTAATAGGTGATGGTGAAACATTAACACCAACAGGATTTACTGCCAATGGACAAATTATTTCAATTAAAGTTATTAATCCTGGTTCTGGTTATGAATATAACCCGACCGTAAGTATTGTTGGTGGAGATGGCACAGCAACAGCAACAGCAGAAATTGAACGCTCGTATTCTTCTGCGCCCGGTCGTTGGACAACATCCGATTCTATATTGTCTTCTTTCGAAAGAAAACTTCAAGGCCAAGATTACTACGTTGATTATTCTTATGTAATTTCTTCAAAAACAGAGTTCAGCAAATACAAAACAATGCTGAAGCAACTGTTACATCCTGTTGGCATGGTCAACTATGCTTTATATAATAAAGAAAATCTGGTTGAACTTACTGATGTTGCAATTCAGAGTTTTACGGCAAATACAATTGCTGGCACAGTCAATGTTGGAAATGGTAGAGTTGTTGTTACTGGAAATAGTACAAAATATAATATCGCTAACACAAAAGGTATTTTGTCATTAGGTTCACTGATTGCGGTAAATGGTGAAATTAGAAAAATTAACACGATTGTCAGCAACACATCTTTAATTACGACATCAAACATTTCTAATTTAAGAATTGCAAATGCTGGTTCCGGATACTCAAATGGTTATCTAGTATTTTCAAATGGTGGCGGCCAAATTACAAGTCTCACAATCACTGCTGGTGGTTCTGGATATGAAAATGGTGTAATGACATTCTCTGGTACAGATGAAGCAATACCAGCAATCGCAAACGTAGAAGTATTTAATTCAAATGGTACAATTCGAACATTAACATTTGTATCTGGTGGTTTGTATGCTAATAAACCAATCGCTATACCAGATAGTAATCCACATCGTGTTGTATATGCAAATGGTATTAGTATACCAATTCGTGGTCAAGGTTATGCAAATGGTTGGCTGGTATTCTCTGGCGGTTCACCATTGAGAGATGCAAACGTAAGATTAATTGTTCATCCAAACACGGTTGTCAACACAGTTGAAGTGATTGATTCTGGACTGTATCAATCTACACCAACTGCCAGACCAAATACAAACGCAAATGCTGTAATTTCTTCGGTTACTGTAAACAGTACAGGTAACGGACATTCAAATGGCGTTCTTGTAATTTCTGGAGGTGATCCAAGTCGTCAAGCAACAATTCGTGTTGAAACATTCCCACCATTATCTGCACAAGTAAACTCAATTTCTGTAAACGCCTTTGCATATGGTGTAAATGGATACGTTCAATTTAGTGGAGCAGGAAGTGACAACGTTGGTGCAAATGCTATAATTGTTGTTAATTCCCAAGGCCTTGTATACAACGTGCATTTGGTAAGTGGTGGTTTATACAAAGGTACACCATTAGCAACAGCAAATGTTGGTAATGCTTCGTTCACATTAGAAATGAAACCTTTGGATGGACAAATTCGTAAGATTACGATTGTTGATCCTGGTTTGTATGCTAATGGTTCTACACCCACTGCTATTTTAAATACAGCACCAAACTCTGTAATATCGGTTGTATCAAACACTGCTGGAAATCTTTTCACGGGAAATAGTCTTGCGAATGGGTATCTGGTGTTTAGCGGTGGTCTTCCTGTTAGGGATGCGAATGCAACTTATACTGTGCATTCAAACGGTGCAATTAATATAGAATCAATAGTAGTTACCGATGTTGGTTTATACAGAATTCCACCAACAACCGTGACACCAAATGTGACAACCGTTTCGGTGACAGAAGTTCGCCCAATTGTTGGTGGTTCGGGATACGTAAATGGTAACGTGGTGTTTTCGACAACACAAGCAACTGCAAACATTCGTGCAAACTGTACGGTTGAGGTTAACGGTGCTTTTGGTGCGATTGTAAGAACCACTGTGAATCATGTTGGCTTATATGCAAATGGTGCAGATATTATTGTTGTGGGAATTCTTGACCCGGCCACTGATACATTGCAGTCACCATCAACTGTAGCATCTTTTATCATAGGATATAGTGCTAATGCAAAAGCAGCAGCAAACTTAGTAGTTAATACTTCGGCAAACGTTGGTCAGACTGCTTCTGTGACACTTACAGCAAACAGTAACTCATATACAAACGCCGTATTTACAATTACGCCTGTTGCGAACGATCAAACAAATGCAGTAATTACCGTTGGATTTACTGGTAGAAATACCGCAGCTAATGCGCTTGTTGAAGTTTATCCTGGTAATGGTGCAATTCGTAAAGTTACACTAAATAGCAATAGTGTTTTGCAAGGTGCTGGAGAATATTACTATACTCCAGATGTTGCACCTAATAGTGCCGGTTCTGGTGCTGTCATTACAATTAATCCTGTGTCTTGGTATCAAACATCCAATGCACAAACAGCAATCATATTTAAGCAATAAATATAATTTATGACTTCAGTTACGACTAAAAAAATACCATATATCTCTGCGGTTCAGTTTAAAGAATCTTTTTATGAACCTGCGCCAGAAATTGGTTACGTTTTTATTGGCAATCACTTACCTTATTTTGACGAAAATGTTCCCAATTCAATCGTAGATTCCGTGAACGATGAAAAACTTGCATGGGAAAATATGATTGCAGCCAAAAAGATTACTGGTAATGATGTTGAACTTGTCATACCTAAAATATCTTGGACGGCAAATACAAAGTATAAACAGTATGATGATTTGATTGACTTGGATGAGTTGCTAACTGGAAACAATTCACTAAACGTCAAACCGATGTATGTTTTCACATCTGAGCGAAATGTTTACAAGTGTCTGTCTAACAATGTATCCGCAAATTCAACCGTAGAACCTACTGGCGATTATACATCTTCTAATGGTAACATCGCAACCTCTGATGGTTACATTTGGAAGTACATGTTTAATGTTAAGCCATCGAATAAATTTTTGGCAGACGATTGGATTCCAGCCCCATCAAGTACAAATCAATTAGACTATAACATAAATCTTATTGGTGTTGTTGATGGCGAACTTACAACAATCGTTGTCGAAAATATGGGTTCCGGTTTTTATGAGAATAATGTAGCAGTCATTCCTGTTTTTTCTTCTGGTTGCACAAGACTGAATTTAGCCAACACAACAAACGTTACGGCCAACATGACAGTTTCGGGTACAGGAATAGCACCTGGCACATTCATTTCCAGAATAGATGTGCCTAATAATAACATATTTTTATCCACTGCGACAACTTCTGCTGGCGGTGGAAATACAACCGCAAATCAAATCGCACTAACAACACGAATCTTTATCGATGGTGATGGAACTGGTGCCGTGGCTGCCGCATCAATTAATGCTAATGGATTTTTAACTAAAGTAACTGTAACTACGATTGGAATTAATTATTCAAGAGCAAATGCTTTTGTTTATGGTACAGGTTCAAATGCGTCTATTCGTGTAATTCGTGATATGAAATATGGTCACGCATACAATCCAGCAAGAGAATTGGGTGCAAATAGTGTTATGGTTGTATCAAGAATTGGTGAAATCGATTCAACTGAAAATGGCAAGATACCAGCAAATACAACTTTTAGACAATATGGTATCTTTGTAAACCCTCATAAATATGGTGAATCTACGGTTGTATCACCTGCTAATGCTAGTCCGGTTGTCTCTCAAGCAACTGTCTTAACGATAACCGCTGGTTCGAGTTATTCGATTGATGAATTTGCTTATCAAGGTTTACCTAATGATACTTCGGCAGCCAACACGATTGCTCATGGTTCAGTTTTAGATCAAACATTTGATCAAGTTAGATTGACGAATGTGAGAGGTACATTTAGAACCGGTGTTCTTTTGAGAGGAGCTAGTTCTGGTGTTTCTGATCGTCTGGTTGTAACTGTACAGAATCCAGAATTTGAACCATATTCAGGTGATATTTTATATACGCAAAATGCGACTAAGACCACAAGAGCAGAAGGTCAGGCTGAAAATATCAAACTTATTGTTAGATTTTAAAGGTTAATAAATGGCACTTACTACAAATTTTAATCAAGATCCTTACTACGACGATTTTGACGACGATAAAAATTATTATAGGGTTTTGTTTAAGCCGGGAAATGCTGTTCAATCCCGTGAATTGACGCAACTTCAAAGTACCTTACAAGATCAGATTAAAAAGTTTGGCGACCATGTGTTCAAAACTGGTTCCGTAGTTACAGGTGGGCAAATCACAATTCAAAATGTAGCGTATATTAACATTGCTTCAAGTTATTCCGGCCAAGATATTTCATATTTAAATTTTGATAAACAAGTAATTATTAATTCGGCCAATACAAAACGTGCATATGTTTTAAAATCGTATGGTGCTGTTAGTGCAAATAATGAGCCAATCACATTTATTGTCAATCAATTATATGGCGATCCATTTACAGTTAATGAAACTATCTACACTTCAAATACTGACCCACAAGCAATAACTTATTATGCAAATACTGCTTCGGCAAATGCTACTGGAAACTGTCAATCATTTTCTGTAAATGAAGGTGTATTTTATTACGATGGAATTTTTGTAAAAGTACAGCCACAAAGTGTGGCGGTTGACAAATACAGTCGTGAGGGTAGTGCAATTGTTGGTTTTTCTGTGAGTGAAGATTTGGTTGATTATACAGAAGACACTACACTTCTTGATCCAGCACAAGGCTCTTCAAATTTCCAAGCACCAGGTGCAGACCGCTATAAAGTTTTGATGACACTGGAGACAAGACCGATTGGTAGCACAGATTTGAAACAATTTGTGGAGTTAAGCATCATGGATGGTGGTGTTCCACAAAAAACTGTTAATACTCCAATCTATGCTTCTTTAGGTGATGAATTTGCCCGCAGAACAGAAGATGAGTCTGGTGATTATGTTATTAAAAATTTCCCATTAGAACTCACCGACAGCGTTTCGAATTCGGCTTTTGCTAATGTTACTTTAGGTTCAGGTAAAGCATATATTAAAGGTTATGAATTTAGAACTGATGCACCAACAACAATAACTGTACCAAAACCAAGAACTACGGAGACTGTAGAAAATCGTAGAGTTGAGGTTGATTACGGTTATTATATTTTTGCCAATGGCATGTATGGTAATTTTGCAACAAACCAATATGCTAATGCCGATATTTCATTATTGAATACCGGTCAAATAACTAATTATGTTGGAACAGGAAATGCTGCAATTTACGCAAACACAACAATTGGAAACACAAAAATTAAAGTTGTTTCTTTTTATTCCGTTTCGGGCAACACAAGTGAGAGTAATAACTATATTTACAAAGTATATTTAACTGATGTAAATACTCGTCCTATAGCGGCAAATGGTGGTTATGGTATAAATGCAACAGGTGGCTCCACAAGCACAGTGGTATTTCCTACTGGATTTGCTGCAAATAATGATGTATATAAAGGCTTGTCATTGAGAATTGTTGGTGGTGCGCCACTAAACTCACCTAGCGATAATTCAACAAGAATCATTACTGATTATGTTGGATCAAGTTTAACTGCTACCGTTTTCCCACCTTTTAGCACCGCAGTTGGAGCCAATTTTAGATTCATACTTGATCCTAAATTCGCTGATGCTGAATCTCTTGTTAGATTGGGTGCTGGAAATTCTCGTATTGCATTGGCAAATGTTTCACCTTTATCAAAAGATGAACAAATTGGTGTATCTACAACCACACTTGTTCAATCTAAAGGGCTATTTCAGCCTGCTTCAATTAGAGATACAATAAGAGAACCTTTGTTAATTAGAGTTGGTGTAGAAAATGTTGCTGATAATACTATACGTGATTTTTCATACTCATATAAGAGATTATATCAAACTGTCACATTTACCGGCGGAGTATCGCAAGCATTATCTTTAGGTACTGGTGAAACTCTACAAAGTGCAACTACAACTGATTCAAAACAAAGATATTATCAAGTTATCCCAACTAATTCTGGCACAAGTTGGTATCAAGTAGGTAGAACTATTCCGGCTGAAAACTTTACTGTTGATACTTCATCAAGAACAATCACGGTAACAGATGGTGCGAATATGACAGCAAACATTTATGCTGTTGTAAATGCTTCTAACCCAACTTCAAAAACAAAAACATTTGTTAAAGCAAACACCCAGTTAGTTGACCCAGGATGGGGTATAGGCCTAGGAACTTACGTAAAAGTTTTTGCTGCTAACAATAATGCGAACGTGGCTCCATTTGATGGTCAAACTATTATCAATCAATCAATAGTTGAAAGAAGACCAGGGCAACCACAATGGTTATACGTAACGGATGTTCATTCAATTAATGCTATTTTTGATTTAAATGGTGCTAACGTAACTACATCTGTATACAATGCTCTCACCGAGTCATCAAACGTTACTGCCAGATATATTTTGAATACTGGACAAAAGGATTCTTATTATGATTGGTCATCGATTACTTTAAGACCCGGACAAAACGCACCAATAGGTCCTTTAGTTATTCGTTATAATAGATTTTCTTCAAACGGTTCTGGATATTTCGATATTGATTCTTATACAAGACTTGGTACACAAGAAAATGGCGGTAGAGGTGTCAGTTATGATATGATACCCATCTACACGCTGCAAAGTGGTGCAAAAATTTTCTTGAGGGATTACTTAGATTTTCGTCCGGTTCGAGCATCAGTTAGAAGTAGTGCATCAGCAGACACGATTGCAAGAAACTTTATTTTGGATGTTGATGAAGCCGTTTTAGGACCAAAAGTTGCCGAACCAGGTTTAGATGTTCTAATGGATTTTGAGTATTATTTACCTAGAATTGACAGAATTGTTTTAACGAAAAATAGAGAGTTTCTGGTATTACAAGGAGTTCCTGCATTTAATCCTGTTGTTCCAGTTGAACCAGATGATTCAATGACTCTGTATATTTTGACTTATCCTCCATATGTAACCATAATTTCTTCTGTAAAAATTCAAGCATTTAATCACAGAAGATATACAATGAAAGATATTGCCAGATTGGATAAGAGAATACAAAATCTGGAGTTATATACATCTTTATCAATTGCTGAACTTGCCACAATCAATAAAAACGATAGAACAGTTCGTGATTCATTTGGTATAGCAAGACCAAAAAATGGTGTATTTGTTGATTCGTTCATCGATAAAAGTGCTGCTGATATAGTAAAACCTGATTTTAATTCAGCAATTGATATTGTTACACGCACTCTACGTGGTTCATTTAATCTTGCTTCAACAAGAGTATTTTCCAATAATTCAACTTCAAATCAAAATGTTGAGATTAATGGACCATTGATGTTGCTTTCTTCAACAATTACTCCTTTTGTTGTGCAGAACAGAGCATCAAAAACAATGAATATTAACCCATTTAATATTGTTAATTATATTGGGTCAATTGTTCTTGACCCGCCTTCTGATGTCTGGCGTTCCGAAACTCGTTTAGAATCACAAAATATTGATTTGTCCGGTGGTGCTGAGGCAGCAGATGCATGGTCAGCAATGAAGTTTACTGATTATGGCAACTGGAACACTCAAGTTGTTGGTGTTGAGGCTGTGGAATTTGGTCAGAGAGAACTTCTTGGTATAAATGTTGTAAATAAAGACGGCACCGATCGTAATGATAGTTGGGCAAAAGGATTCGAAAACAGTGGTGGGAAACCCACTGGCGGTGGCCTCATTGCGGTCACCGCCTCAGTTGATTTTACCGAAAGAAAAAAAGAAGTTGTAACTGAAACATTAGACAAAACACGCACCAATATTATTAGCACAATTGTACCTAAACAACTTACCCAATCTTTTGGTGACAGATTGATCGATGTAAGTATTGTTCAGTTTATGAGAGCAAGAAACATATTGGTTATAGGTAGCAAATTCAAACCGTTTACGACACTTAATGCATTTTTTGATAATGTAAATGTTAATGATAAAATTGCAAAAGTAAATCGTTTTGAGATGGTTCAAAATAACTTGCAATATCAAACAACAATTTCAAATTCTGAAACTGTAACTTTTTATAGAGCATCTTCAAACACAGAACTTTTAAGCACAGACACAGTAATTGGAATTGGTGGTGCAGCATTGACCTCAAATAACAATTTGTTCTCTGTAAATATGCAACCATCAGCATCGTTTGGTTCTTGGGATCAGTGTGCAACAAATGGTATTTGGGTTAAAGGTGATATTACAGGAAGAACATATAGAGCAGACAAATGGTATCACCAAACAGGTATTGCTCTTGCTGGTTCGGCTACTACAATCACACTTGCTCTTTCTGCTGGTGGTGCTACTAATGCTGCCGATTATGTGAATAAGAGAATTCTAATTCTTGCTGGAACAGGTAAGGGACAGTCTGTTACAATAAGTTCATATGATTCTTCTACACGTGTTGCAACAATTAATGGAACTTGGACAACTAATCCAGATTCAACTTCTGTTTATACAATAGGAGATTTAGAGACAACAAAAGAAGGCACAACAGCCGCTATTTTCTTTTTACCCGCAGATGTGTTTAGAACGGGTGAAAAAGTTTTACGCTTAATTGATGATGCGTTTAATAACCTTGAAAACTCCAGAACAAATGGAGATGCGAAGTTTTTGTCACAGGGTCAAGTAGATACTAAACAATCAACTTCTGTTACAGTCTTTACTCCTACTGTTTCAAGATCAACCGTAAATGAATCCACAACAGAGACAGTTACTTCAATTAAATCATCGGTCGTTACAACTAGAAGGAACAACGTTGTTATTGGATACTACGATCCTCTTGCACAAACATTCCTGATTAATCCAAATCAATATCCACAAGGTATCGTGATTGATTCTGTTCGTGTTTGCTTTAAAACAAAAGACATATCTGCTCCAGTGACTTGTCAAATCCGACCAGTTGATAACGGGTACCCTTCTTCTGCTGTGGTTTATCCATATGCCGAAAAAACTCTGACTCCAGATCAAGTAACAATAACTGATAATCCTGATGTAACAGATTCAAACAAATACACTGAGTTTAAATTTGATGTTCCAATATTGTTACTACCAGGAGAACATTCATTTGTACTTGTTTCAAATAGTAATGGATATGAGTGTTATATTGCTCAAATTGGTGCAACCGATATTCGAACTACTGTGAAGATTTCAGAACAACCTTATACAGGGTCTCTGTTCTTATCACAAAACGGTTCTACTTGGACTGCCGATCAAGAACAAGACATCATGTTTAGTATTCAGAAAAGAGTGTTTACAAATGGTACTGGACAAGGCTTCTTTGAAGTTGATATGACAGATTATTCGGCAAATACTGTTTTTGATACTTTCCAACTTATGTCTACAGATGCAACTCTATCGGGTGCTGATGTTTCTTATGAGTTCATTTCTGAACTTAACACAGGCGGAACTCATGAACTTTTACCTTTAATCAAAAATAGAGACTATAGTTGTGATGATGGTTTTGGTAGAAGAATTCTTAATAAAACCACAGGAAATACCACGTTTTTAGTAAGAACTACACTTACAACAAATAATCCAGATGTTTCTCCAATGATTGATATCACTCGTCTAAACCTTCTGACGATTGAAAATAGAATCAATAATATGGAGTTACAAAATACAGGGTTTATCGTTGTAAATCAAGGTTCTGGCTACACAACAAATGGAAGCGTAACGTTTACTTACCCAGATGGAACAAACGATGATCGTGGTGCCGCTGCAAGAGCAGTAACCGATGGAGATAAAATTGTTCGACTTGAATTAACTAATCCAGGTTCAGGTTATTATACTTCACCAATATTGACAATTTCTGGTGGTAGTGGTTCGGGTGCTACCGCAGTGTATAATGGTGAAGATAAATCGTCAGGGGGTAATTCAAATATTCGTTATATTACGAAACGTGTGAAACTTGCTCCTGGTTTTGATGCTGGCGATTTACGTGTGTATATGGACATTTATCGCCCACCGGGTTCAGGAATTCTTGTGTATTACAAGTTACTTTCTGAATCAGATTCTTCTGAATTCGATGACAACAATTATCAATTAATGACAGAAAACTCAACATCACTCAATGCCGTTTCTAATGGCAGAGGTGATTTTTTTGAAGTGATCTTTGCTCCAGGAACTTATGGGTCAGGTATCCCAAATAATAGAGTAAGATACACTGGTGCTAATGGTGTTGAATATAAAGACTTTATGTCATTTGCAATTAAGATAGTTATGTTTGGTTCAAGCACAGTTAATGTGCCTTTAGTTTCTCAATTACGTGTTGTTGCTTTGCCAGAGGCTACGGTTTAAATATGTTTGTTCAAATAAAAGACAATCAAAATTTTTATCGTGACACAGAAAGTAAAGCACTTCTGAATGTCAACAAGGAAGAATTTGCCCTTTATTATGCAGAAAGAGAACAAAAATTAAAAGAACTACAAGAGAAGCAAACACTGGAAAATAAAGTAAATAAATTAGAAGATGACATATCAGAAATTAAGAATCTTCTTCAACAACTTGTAACGAGAACATAAGATGGCAATAGATCAACTTTCAACAGCCAATACTTTTGAAGAGTGGCTAACCACAACATCTACTCTTGTTGCGGTTGCAAATAATCTGACCGATAATACGGGCGGTGGTTTTGTGATGAACTCTTCGATTTTTATCGAAGGTTCTGCTGCTTCTCTGAATGTTCGCACATTAGCAAACATTAATACACTAAGAGCAAACACCGCAAATCTTGCTAATGTTCTTTTCTTAGACAATGATGTTACGGTACCTAGAGATATAACGATTGGTAGAAATGCTAACGTAATCGCAAACATAACTTCGGTTAATGTTACTAATAGATTGTTTGTTGGTGGTGATACATTCTTACACGGTAATCTGACCATTTCAGGTAATACGACTTTAGATGCCATTGGTTTTAATGATTTGGCTGTGGCAGGTAATGCAAATATTGCTCAAACTTTAGTTGTTGTTGGAAATACGTTTGCTTCAAATGTAACTATATCTGGTAATATTACAAGGGCAAATGTTACAACGACACTGAATGTTGGTAGTAGCATCGTTGCGCCATTGGCGAATATCTCCACACTGAACGTCACAAGTGGATTAATACTCACGGGTAATGCCGCAAGTGTAAATATCACAAGCAATCTGGCGGTCGGTGGTGATGCATTCATTTATGGTAATCTATCAATATCTGGTAACGTTACTTTAGACTCACTTGGATTTGATGATTTAAGTGTTGCTGGTTCTGTTAATGCAGCAAACTTAAATACAAGCACAGGTAACATTACACTCTTGGTGGGTCAAGCAAATACTGCAATTTATGGCACAATTTCAGCAGCAATTGACTCATCAATTGCATTTGCGATTGCCTTAGGTTAAATAAATACTGAAGAAAAACAGAGGATTTAATGGCTAACAATTTTAAAAACAGTGTTCTCAAAGCGGCAGGAACGACTGCTCAGAACGTATATGCGGCTGCTGCTGGTGTGCAAGCCACAGTTATCGGTATGACAATCGCTAACATTACAAGTTCACCAATCGCTGCAAACGTTATTTTAACCTGCGCTGGTGCTGCCGCACCGAACGTGTATTTGGTTCAGAGTGCTACGATTGCTCCCGGTGGTGCATTAGTACCTATTGGTGGCGATCAAAAACTTGTGTTGGAAGCAGGAGATTACTTAGCAGTAAATACATCTGTAGCATCTTCCGCTGATGTCATTGCTTCAGTTCTGGAGATTTCCTAATGTCATACATTGGCAACGAACCTGAAGTAAATGCTTTTACAATAACCGTTGATAGTTTTAACGGTACAGGTGCTTGCACTCAATTTACTTTAACAAGAGACATTGATAGTGCCAATGATATTGAAGTTGTTGTAAATGGTGTCATTCAAACACCAACAACATCTTACACTGTGACGAATGGTTTAATGACATTTGATGAGGCACCATCTCTTGGCACTAACAATATTACTGTCAGATATCTTGCACCAGTAGCAATTACATATAATCAAATTTCAGCATCACAAATTTTACCTGGCGCTGTAACTGAAACCGCAATTGCTACTAGCGCAGTCACAACAACAAAAATCGCAGATGGTGCTGTTTTAGGTAATAAAATTGGAGTGACTCAAATTACTGGTAATTTAATAGCAAACAATGCGGTTAGTGGTAACAACATTGTGTCCCCACCAGACATTTTTGATGATGCATTTTTGTTTGGTGGAATGTAAAAGGAAAATAACAAATGGCAAGATCATATAGAATTTTAGGGCAGTCAAATCCAACAGCCAATACGTTGACAAATCTTTATCGGGTTCCTGTTGGTAATTCCGCAATTATCTCATCAATTACAATTGCTAATTTAAATGAATCCGATGGTGTTGGAAACTCATTTAGCATTGCTGTGAATGTTTCTGGTGTTGCAGTTTCTAACACAAACTATATTGCATACCGTGTGAATTGCCCCGCCAGAGATTCAATTACACTAACACTTGGCATTACAATGAATGCTGGTTCAAACATTTCGGTAAATGCAAATAGTTCATTAATGAGTTTTTCGGCTTTTGGTACAGAGATTTATTAACTGGAGTTTTGAATGGCTTTAAATAGAATCACCGCAAATAGAGTAACACTTAGAAGAATGACGGGTCCTTCTTTGGGTATTACTCAACCGTCTTTTATTGAATATCTCGTTTTAGCAGGTGGTGGTGGAAGTTATGATGGGTCTGGTCAAAACATCTATGCACAAGGTGGCGGTGGTGGCGGTGGTGGTTTAAGAACAGGTTTAGCCTTTCCTGCTGTTGGAGCAGTGCTTCAAGTAACAGTTGGTGGTGGTGGTTCAGGTTCATCATCCGGTTCAAACTCTTCAATTACATTTAATAATCCGGCTGTTTGGTCAAATGTTGTTTGTGATGGTGGTGGTCGTGGGGCATTTTTTGGATATCCAGTCCAAATTGGTAACGGATCTTTAAGATCAGCACTGCCTGGTGGTTCGGGTGGCGGTGGTTACGCACAACCACAATGGAATGGTGTTTTTGCTACGGGTGCAGCAGGCTATCCGCCATTAGGTAATAATGGTGGAGGCGGCTCTGCCAATCCATCTTCTGCTTCTGCTTCTGGTGGTGGAGGTGGTGCGGGTGGTGCGGGTGGTGCAGGTGGTTTTCCTAGTTATGTTGGTGGTGCTGGTGGAGTGGGAATATCTAGCGCAATTACAGGTTCATCTCTTACATATGGAGCAGGGGGTGCTGGTATCGGTAGTGGTGGAGCCGGAACTCAAAATGCTCCAGGTGGTGCTGCAAATGCATCAGCACCGTTAGCAAATCGTGGTGGCGGTGCTGGTGGTTGCGATGGTGGTATTGTGGGTCCTACAGTATTATCTGGAGCAAGTGGAGTTGTTATATTTAAAAGTGTAATTAGGGCATCAAGCACGACAGGTAGCGCAACCGAAACTAACTTAGGCTCATCTTGGTTATATCAATTTACTGGCTCTGGTACTATAACTTTTTTACAATAAATACTTTTATTTAATTAGAGGTGATTGAATGAATAACGAACAAATTTCTTATGCACAATATTTGGTAGGAAACAACAACAAACTTGTATGTGGTATTGACACTGCAATTAAAGCACTCAGACCAAGTGCAAGATATGATATGTCTGCATCTGGTGGTCATTTTGAGTTTACAAGATGGGAAGACGAGGCGGGAACAAAACCACCAACTAAAGAAGAGATTTTTAAAGAATTGGAATATCAGAATAAGTTTATTGAATACTGGCAGCACTTTATTGATCGTGCTGCAAACTATCCTGATATTGTAACTATAGTAAACAATTTATGGGAAGCAATGGATAACAGTGAAATTCCAGGCAAGGGAACAAAGTTCTATGAGTCAATCAAAGAAATCAATGACAAGTTTCCCACACCAGCAGGTGAACCACCAGTAAGACCGACATACGAATAATAGGAAATTAAATGTCATATATTGGCAATCAAGTAACTTCAGTACCACATGTAGTTAATATCTACAGTGGTGATGATGCAACTACAACTTTTGGACCGTTGATTAGAGCCCCGGCTGGAGTTGCTGCAATTGCAGTTTTCATTGGTGGTTTGTATAAAGTACCCAATGTTGATTATATATTAAACGGTGATTTAATTATTTTTACTTCTGCGCCTGCCACGGGAGTAAATAACATTGTTATTCATCATTTAGGTGCTGGCTCATCAACTCAAGTTCCATCTGATGGTTCGGTTACTGGCACAAAGATGGCAGTAAATGCTATTCGTGCGAATAATATTGTTGCTGGTCAAATTACTGGAAATTTGATTACAACAAATGCAATTTCATCAAATAATTTTTCAGCGGAAGCAAATTTAAAAATTTCAAGTTCGGGCATTGTAAGTTCGATCATATTCGGAGGTTAATAAATGGCAGCGCCAAACATTGTTAGCGTAACAGATATCAGAGGTAAAAGTAACGTCGCCAACGTTACGACAGTTTCATCGTCAGTGATTGTTAATCCTGTCAACTCAAATAAAGTGTTTAAGGTTAATACACTGATTGTGTCTAATGTTGACGGATCCAATTCTGGTAACGTATCGGTTGAACTGTTTAAATTTGGCGCACAAAACACAAGCACAGGTGTTGGCAACTCAGTTTATGCAATTGCAAATGTAGTTACTGTACCTGCCAAATCATCACTTGATATTCTGTCAAAATCACTTTACTTGGAAGAAGGTGATAACATCAGAGTCAGGGCTGATGCAAATAATCGTTTACACTTTATCTCATCGTTTGAGGAAATTAGTTAATGGCTAAGGGATTTAATGGCGGAATTATTGGCACACGAAACCTAACCACTGGTGGTGGTATTGGGCAAGGTACCGCCACAGGAATTTGGTCTTTAAGTGAAGCACAAATAGCAAGACTTGCTGGTATATGGCCAGAGGAAGTGCCGTCTGGAATTTTTAATGGTGTTCAAATATTCTCAGAAAGTTCAACTTGGACTGTGCCTATAGGTGTAACAAGTGTTGAGTATCTTGTTGTCGGTGGTGGTGGCGGTGGTAGTGGGTATCAGCCGGCTGTCGATTGGGGTGGTGGCGGTGGTGCTGGTGGTTATCTTGCAAGTCCAAATATATCAGTAACTCCGACTGCACAATATACAGTTGTCGTTGGTGCTGGTGGTGCGGGAGGTGTTGGTGGCACCAGTGGTAGTAATGGTTCGAATTCGGGGATTTTTAATACTGCTACGGGAAATACAATAGTATCTTGGGCTATTGGCGGTGGTGGTGGGTTTCTTGGGGCCGGCAATCGATCTGGTGGTTCTGGTGGCGGTGCTGGGTCAAGCCCAGTGGGTGGATTAGGAACGCCTGGACAAGGTAATAATGGTGGAGCCCCTTACGGTGGTGGTGGTGGCGCCGGCGCCGCAGGAGGTGGTTCGCCTGGCACCATCGGCGGTGGTAGTGGTGGTGGTAGAGGTGGTGTCGGAATATTTTCAACAATCACAGGTGCTAATACAGGATATGCTGGCGGTGGAGGTGGAAGTAATAGTGGTTCAGGTGCTAACACAACTGGAGGTGGTAATGGTGGGATTCATGCTCTCAGTATAAATCCTGGTGTTTCGGGCAATAATTCTACAGGTGGTGGAGGCGGTGGGGGTGGATATGGTGGTTCGCCCGCACCTGCTACCGGTGGTTCCGGTGGTTCAGGTGTTGTTATTCTTAAATGGAGATATGGTGAAATTTCAAATCAAACATTCGTTTTCGCAAACACAAGTCAATTTATAATACCTAATGGTGTCACCACAATTGATTATTTTTTAGTTGCGGGCGGTGGCGGCGGTGGCGGTGGTTCCGGTGGTGGCGGTGGTGCTGGTGGTGTTCTACAAGGCACAGGTTATGCAGTAGGACCTAATCAAATCTATACAATTCGAATTGGTAGTGGTGGAGTTGGTGGTCCTGGGTCGCCAGCTAGTGTTAAAGGTTCTAATGGAACAAGCACTGTTTTATCCGCTGGCAATACGGCAAATGCTGAGATTTTAATTGCAATAGGTGGAGGTGGTGGCGGTGGTCAATCGCCTGGAGTTGCAACATGGGGAAATTCTGGTGGCTCTGGTGGCGGTGGTCAAGTATCTCCCGGATCACCGATTGGTCCATCCGGCCGAGGCACACCGGGACAAGGTTTTAACGGTGGTGATAGTTACGCTGGTTTTGGCAATTACGGCACTGGTGGTGGTGGTGGCGCTGGCGGTGTAGGACAATCTGGTACTGCACCATCTGGTGGTAATGGTGGTATAGGAATATTTTCATCATTATCAGGTTCTAATGTTGCATATGCTGGCGGCGGTGGTGGTGGTTCTTATGATGGCTTTATGTCTTTTGGTGGTGCAGGCTACGCATTATACTCTTCGGGCGCACCTTGGTTAGGAACACCATATGGCGCAGGTAATGGACTTGGTGGACCTTCTTCTGGTGCTACTGGTCGAAATGCCAATAATTCAACCGGCGGCGGTGGCGGCGGCGGCGGTGCAGGTCCAAGTTGGTCTTCTTCTGGAGGATCAGGCGCCTCAGGTTTTGCTGTCATCAAAATCTCAGCAATACAAAACAAAGTTGCAATCTTTTCTAACACCACTACATGGAGTGTGCCGGATGGTGTAACTAGTATTGATTATCTTGTGGTTGCTGGTGGTGGTGCTGGTGCTGGTGGCTATGCGGCTGGAGGTGGTGGTGCTGGTGGTTTTAGAACAGGTTCAGGCACTTCTGTAACACCTGGTGCATCTCACGTAATTGTTGTTGGTGCAGGTGGTGCCGGTACCACTTCATATGGTGTTACTGGTGCAAATGGTTCGAATTCAGGAATTTGGTCATCATCACCATTTCCTGCTATTTGGTCGTCAGGTGGTGGTACGGGTGGAGCAGGAGGACCGGCTGGAGGTAGTTCTGGACCCACTAACGTTAATGGTAGTTCCGGTGGATCTGGAGGTGGCGGCAGTGGTAATTCAGGTGGTTCTGGTGGTCCAGGAAATGCTGGTGGATATTCACCTGCCGAAGGTGGTGGTGGCTCCAATGGTTTATTTTCACCGTCTGGTGCGGATAGATTAGGAGGTGGTGGCGGTGGCGCAGGAAGCGTACCCACTTGGTCTGGCGCCAATGGTGCAGTCGGTCTATTCTCATCAATTTCTGGTGCTAATACTGCATATGCTGGTGGTGGTGGAGGTGCATATCCACAAGGCGTTCAAGCCGGCGGTGGAGGTTATGCTCCATATGGTGTATTAGTCGGAACTCCTTTTGGTGCTGGTGCTGGTCAAAAACAGGGCGGTTATCCATACAGTCCAACAGTCATAAATGCTACAAGTGCGAATAATAACACTGGTGGTGGCGGTGGTGGTGGTAATAATCCAACTGGAGAATCGACAGGAAGTGGTGGTTCAGGTGTTGTCATTATCAAATGGACATAAATAGATTTATAAATACAAAGTAACTTTTAACAAAGAGGGAGTTTTTAGATGGCACATTTTGCACAACTTGATGAAAACAATGTTGTAACTCAAGTCATTGTTGTGTCCAACAATGAATTACTTGACGCTAATGGCGTTGAGCGTGAAGAATTAGGTATTGGTTTCTGTCAAAGATTGTTTGGTGGCAATTGGAAGCAGACATCATACAATCATAACTTCCGCAAGCGTTATGCAGGTGTCGGTTATACATACAATGCAGAATTGGATGCGTTCGTTCCACCAAAACCGTATGCTTCATGGGTGTTGAACAATGAAGATGTAAATTGGGAAGCACCTGTAGCTATGCCTTCGGATGCCGGCATGGGTGAGGGTAAGAAGATGTATACATGGGATGAAGAAACAGTTTCATGGAAAGAAGTTGAACCACAACCTGCGTAACATTGTTTTTCAATCATAAAACAAAAACCCCGCTAGTCGGGGTTTTTTATTAGCGGTACAAGATTGACTAAATACACGATTAGAAGGAGACAATCTTGGCGGCATACGTAGAAATTACCATTGAGCAAGGTGCAAACCTCACATCAACTGTCACAGTAAATGATACACAAGGTGACTCCGTAAATCTTACAACATATTCTGCATCGGCTCAATTACGCAAATCATATTATTCTTCATCAGCAAATACACTTTCCGCAATCATTACTGGAAATGCGAACGGTCAAATCACGTTATCGATGACCGCTGCAAACACAGCAAATTTAACGCCAGGCCGATATGTGTATGACTTGATTATCAGAAACTCTGTTGATAACTCCGTGACACGTGTAGTAGAAGGCACTGCTGTTGTACTTCCATCAGTTACGAGGTAAGTCATGCCAGATTTAGGTAAAGTTACGGTTTTTCAACCAAATAGAACAACACTTGTATCACCGAATTACAAACCAAAACCTAATGTTACACTGGCGGAAATTAATGATGTGTCAACAGATGGTGTGCAAGATGGATTTTCTTTAGTCTATAGTTCGGCAAACAATCGATATGAAACGAAAATTGCTGTCACTGCGATTGCAGATATTGACGGTGGACTATTCTAAGAATTACAAATGGCAAATACAACAATACAAATAAAGCGTTCACTTGTCACGAACACACCAGCAACACTTAACATTGGTGAGCCAGCGTATTCATATAGCAGTAATACATTATTCATTGGTTCACCAGCTGGTGACGGTCCTATCATCATTGGTGGTTTCGATTCTTATATTCGTGGCATTTCTGCATATGATAGATTAAATACTGTATTCAATTCTGTTAATGCGACATCTCTTCGTGCAAATAATACCGTAAATGCAAATACTGGTGGCACGATTACTGGTAATCTAACTATTGTAGGTAATCTGAATATCATTGGCGGTTCAATTGGCGCCAATGTACCAATCGTATTGATTGGTGATAACATCATCACATTGAATGCTGCTATCAGTCAGTCGGGTACACCGACTATGAATGCGGGTATTGAAATTGATCGTGGTGTGGAAGCAAACGTTTATTTGTTATGGAATGAAACAGACAATAAATGGCAGTTCACAAATGATGGTATATCATACGATGACTTGGGTGGTTCGGCACCAGCATCATACGCCAACTCTGCGTTTGTAAAAGCAAATTCCGCATTTTTACATGCTAATTATTCGTTTGATCATGCGAATAGTGGTTTCATTCAAGCCAACTCAGCATTCTTTCATGCTAACTATTCGTTTGCAAATGCAAATGCTGGTCTTGCAATGGCCAATGCGGCATATATTCATGCTAACTCAGGATTCATTCAAGCTAATTCATCATTCTTTCATGTAAATGCCGCATACTTACATGCGAATGCTGCATACACAAGTCAGAACACAAGTGGTATTCGTGCGAACTCTGCATTTGAACAAGCCAACGCAGCATTTATTCATGCAAACTCTGCGTTTCAGTTTCAGAATGCATCAGGTAGTTACGCAAATAGCGGGTTTATTCAAGCAAACTCTGCGTATCATCATGCGAATGCTGCTTTCGCAAATGCTAACGGCGCATTTGCTGCTGCTAATGCTGCTTATATTCAAGCAAACTCAGCATTCATACAGACAAATGCAGCATTCATCCATGCAAATAGCGGCTTCATAAAAACAAACTCAGCGTTTGATCATGCGAATGCTGCTTTTGCAAATGCCAACGGTGCCTTTGCTAGAGCCAATGCCGCATTTGCAAATGCCAATGGTGCTTTTGCTGCTGCTAATGCTGCATATATTCAAGCAAACTCAGGATTCATTCAGTCCAACGCCGCATTCAATCATGCAAATGCAGGATTTATTCGTGCAAACAATTCACTCAATGCAAACGTTGGTGGTC